CTCTAACTGAAGGAAGATAGTCATGGCCGTCCGCACTCGCCTCACTGAAGCTGGTTATACTGGAAGTAGAACCTCCAATAAAACTGGCTTCACGGAAGTAAAAGGTTACGTGAGTAACCGCGGATGGATAGAAGACATCACCTTGTCCGGGGATAATCAGCCCTTGACAATCGAGAAAGTTACTCGAACCGGTGGTGGCATCTATGGGACACAGAAGAGTCAACGTACAGGTTGGTCATGGCACGGAACTCCGTGCACTTACATGAACAATTCCTATACGACTTCTCCTCTCAATCCTATCTTTAATCGTCCAACGGATAACTATCTGGCGACAGAAGTTATCGCCCGTACCAATCCTAGTAGGAGTAGTACGGAAGCGTTGGAGTATCTGGGTGAGCTTGATTCATTAGGCTCACAGGCTGAACGCAATATGGCGGAACGAATTAATAGGTTGAAACGGGCGACCCGTGGAGTCAATTGGAAGACTCTACGTGGTGCAGCTCGTGCTAACCTTATGTATCAATTCGGGATTGCCCCATTGATTTCGGACATCGAAGTGCTCATGGGATTTCAGCAACTCGTCGATAAGAGAGTTGAGGAAATCGAGCGGCTTCGAACCAGAGGATTACGTCGTACGATTCCATTATGGAATGAGTCTGAAACTCAAACCATTCGAAATCAGATCATACACTCGAACGGGGTTTCCCTAAGAGCAGATCTGACTAAGACGACTACAGTCCAGATAAGGGGGCACATCAGATGGCGTGCAACCTCAAACTGGATTAAGTCGGATGAATCAATGCGTGGCGCGGTCCGAGATTCGATTTTGGGTGCTAGAATAGACCCAACGTCGATTTACGAACTTATGCCGTGGTCATGGCTTATTGATTATTTCCTGAATTTAGGAACAATGGTCAAAGCCACCAGAAATAATTTCGATGCGATACATGATATCGTCCGAATTATGACTGAGACTACCACGCAGGTTACGTCGTCCAATCACACGACCTCGGGGTCAGGGAATTACATCGTTAGATGTGAGCCCTTTACCGTTACGTCTGTGACGAAGACACGTCGCCTTACGACACCTTCAATTTCTGCCCACACTGGGTTTTTACAACCTGCCCAGTGGTCGATACTCGGTTCGTTGGGAGTTCTTACTGCCGGTCGTAAACCGAGAGTAAGAGGAAAGTCCCCGATTTTCACGGGGTAATCCTACCAATAAACCAAAGGAAAAGAATATGTTCTCTGACCCACTTGCAATCACTATCAATGCCGTTGCGAAGAATTTGATTCGCATTAACCAAGACGGGTATTCCTCGGAATACCTGCTCAAGGAGGCTGACGGTGAATTTCGTCTGCGTATCCGGAATTCGACATATACCGACAAGACCCGTCAGGGCTTGAAGGTCGAGCGCCACAACGTGGAACTCGTACATACTGTCTATCCGGTCGCACCAGCTACCCAACCGACTATTCGGAAGGTCTACACCGTGTTCGAAAAGGACATGGCAGACGTCGTCGCGACAAACGCGAAGACGGTGGCCGGGCTTTCTGCTTTCCTTACGGAAGCGAACGCCACGAAGATGATCAACTTTGAATCCTGACGGATTCAGAGCTTTCTTCATCTGCTAAGAGGACTCAGAGGTTTGGATTCCACCCCTATCTGAAGGGATAGCAAAGATGAAAAGCCAATCTGATACTCTTTTCCACATCGTTGTTGGCATCTGCAAAGATGTCCAACAGGCATACCCAAACCTAAAAGGCTTGGATCTCGATCTAGAGAGACTCGCTCATAACGTATCGAATCGAGGTCTTGGTGTTTTCACACTGGACCTCCCAGCTCTCGAATCTTTGCTTCTGCAAGGACTAGAGACAGGCCTCCTAGATTCTAAGGGTACCAAACGGTATTCCAAAGAATTCCCTGTGCCGCGATTATTCGCGGGACTGTGGATGAGGATTTTCGATCGTGGTTTACGTCTAAGAAGTGACGCCGATGTCAATGCAATAACTTTTCTTCGCCAATTATTGGTGATAGGAAAGAAATTGGAGGTTCCTTGTAGCCCACGGCGTATTGCCCAAGCTATAAAGGACTATATTGATGTCGAACGACAGCTTATCAACCCAACACTCGCGTGGAGGGATGATTCCTTGGATTGTACTGGTGCTCGCTTTCGCGTTCACTTTTGTGACAATCTGGGTCTTGATCTTCCGCTTTACCCCGAGCTCACTGCCCGGAGAACAAGTGGAGAACAAAGACTCCTTGCTCGTCTTCAGCGATCAGCTGACTACGTTGCAGGACTCTTCGGCACCTACTGCCCCGACTGCTTCATTGCAGAGAGGGAAGCGGGTGGACGAAGACTAGGACTTAGACACGGACCAGGTGCTGTGGCAGAGAGAGGTGGGCGTTTCTTTGATAAGATGCGCTTTACCAATTGGTCTGCCAAGCTAGAAAGCTACTATCCGTTTAATCTTTACGGAAAGATGCCAAATGACGAAAGGGATAAACCCCGGAATCATGAGGTACCTTCACGACTGATTTGCGTTCCAAAGACCGCTAAAGGTCCGAGGATTATCGCTGCAGAACCAAGTGAACACATGTTCACCCAGAACCTGCTAGCAGACTGGCTCGTTGATAACATAAATGAGCATTTAGGCTCGTTTATTAATCTTCGAGATCAGAAAGCATCTCAGAAGTTAGTTCTTTCTTCTTCCCTCAGTCAGGAGCTAGCGACGATCGATTTGTCGTCAGCCTCTGATAGGCTCTCCCTATGGGTTGTCGAGAGGATATTTCGGACTAATCCGAGTATACTCAACGCCATACATAGTACGAGAACGCGATGGATTAATGTCCCTAATCATGGGCCATTAATCATGAAGAAATTCGCATCGCAGGGTACAGCTCTCACGTTTCCTGTGCAGACACTGGTATTCTTTATAATCGCCTTGGCTTCTTGCCTTGGAGAGAACGAAGAACCAGAACATGCCTTACGCAGGTTGCGTGGAAAGGTCCGGGTGTACGGAGACGATATTATTGTCCCCACACATCGGTATGTTGAAACCGTGGAACTACTAACCGCATTACAGCTTAAGGTGAACAAAGACAAATCTTTTGTCCAAGGTCACTTTAGGGAGTCGTGCGGCGTAGACGCTTTCAAGGGTTATGATATAACCCCCATAAAGCCCAAAACCACGATTTCCGATAGTCCTGCATCTTGCCAGGCTGTAATAGACACTCTAAATAACCTCTTTTATAAAGGATACTGGAATGCCCAATTACATCTCTGGAACCGACAACGTCCTGATTCTTTCAAAGGAATCGGGGTCGTGGGCCTTGATGCAGGTGCCACAGGGTTCGGATCGTTCAGCTTCGATACGATGCTTAAGCGACTGGATCCAGACGAACGGAGAAATGAGAACTGTAGAACTCAGGAACGGACTACAGGCAAACTACCCATA